CCGCCATTTGATTATATCTTAAATCAACATTACCGTTATTAGAGTCCACAATTTGGTCTCTTTTAAATTTGTTAGCGACTCTTTGTACGTAAGGTTCGACATCTTTGTCATCCATGTTACCTACAAAAACTTTGAATACTCGTCTTTCAGGCGCTCTTGATGTTCTATAAACTAACATCGCATCTTCAGATAAGATAAGTTGTTTCCATATTCTTCTCGCCTTTTCTAGCATAGAAGTACCATAAGGTAATTTACGGTCATCACCTAATAATCTAAAGTGAGCCACTTCCCACGTATTTAATACCATATCTTTATTTTGCCATAAGAATTTTAAAGCATCATTATCGGTATCTGTACTATTTTTTTCAGGTTTTATTTTCATTCCTCGTTCTTGACGAGTAATTTCAATATTAGGTAGTTGTTGTACCCCCATAACCCCTTTCTCAGGGTCTAACTTTAGATAAACGAAGTTATCCCCATACTTACAAGTATTTCTCGTCCACATAGGTAGATTAGTACTAATATCGAGTCTATTGTTAAATAAATCCCCAAGTACTGACTTAATTCGTTTACTTTCTGAGTAAATCTGTAATATAAATCCATCTTCATTTGCTGTTGTTGATTCTTCCCCATATATATCTAACGCTGCAGATATTTCGGGTGTATATTCCATGCTTTCATAATCATAAAATGAAGCTAGTCTAGTCGGTTCATAATATACCGCTTGAGTATATAAGTTGTTCTCTACCTTCTGCCATTGTTGACCAAGATAGAGTGTTTGTTGGGCTTGAAGTTTTTCTCTCTCATACTCCTTTTTATCGGGAGTCTTTAAAAGTTCTTTCTTGTCAAACTTAAATACGGGAGCTTGTTGGTCTAACGTTGAGTCAGGACCAAATACCTTAGTAAGTCGTTGCCATATAGTATAATTTTCTGCCATACTTCTTTTTTAGATAAATAGTAACATTATTTGAATTAAACTAAACATTTAAAACTTTCCAAATAACCAAGAATTATCTTGATAATCTTGTTTAGTTGCCTGTCCTCTATGTCTATTGTGGTTTATTCCCCCCGGTAATGCCGATAAACTTGGATGAAAATCGTTAGAGGTATTTTTGACGGGAGTTTCATTAACTAACCAACTTTCCATCATGGCTTTAGTTTGTTCTGTCACCTTTTCTAATTGAGTAAATGAATTTTCCCCAACATAAATTGCCATAGCGATAGCCATAATTAAATCATCATGTTGTCCTTTTTGGTGGTCGGGTCTACCGTTAATATAAACAAAAGTGTTTAATTCATTTAATAACCTTGTTGACCTTATTTCAAAATTATGTCTTAACGCCTCTTCAAATGACGCCACAATCTGTACTCTTTTATTATTGAAATTTAATCCAGGAATCTTATCTAAAGTTTTAGGATTATATTTCCATTTGTCAGCGGCATTAACACCTTCAACATATAAATTTTTATATCCTAATTCTTGTAGTTTTCTTGATGTAGATACGCCCATACCACCTGTAATATCAATGACAATAAATGCTGAATACATTGTTGCCCATTTAAATGCTATTTCTGCGACGACATCTGGTGGTACTTTACCTAAGTACTCAAGAACTTGTTCTCTCGTTTCAAAATCTATTATAGTAAATGTAGTATAATCCTCACTATCACCACGAGAAACATCAATACCCATAATATATTTATGACCTTGTACTGGTTCTTTCCATTGCCACAATGAACCACCTATAAATTTATTTATTGGTTCTTGTATGAAGTTTTGTTTAATAATTTCAATCGTACTACTTGGGATGACGTTATCCCCTGAACCCAAGAAATTACACTCCAATTCCTGTGAGATTTTTCTTCTATCGAATTTAAGTTTTTTAGCCATACCTTCGAACCATGAAGAATAAACTTTGTATCCATTTGATAATTTTAATTTAATGTCCTCGTAATCCCTTTCACGGGGGTCGATATCACCATATCTGATTATTATTTTACTGTCATCGTAATCTTCACGATTTAACATATAATGTATAATGTCGTTACATTTGATGAGTTGTAAGTCTTTAGCATAACGAGGGTCACGATACCAATACATTTCAGTTATCTTAAAATCGTTCATACCCCTTAAGGCTTGGTCATATATAGTATAATAAATTGGGTCAAAACCATTAGGTGTTGAAATTACAATAACTTTACCACCTGTAGAAAGTGACGCCATACACGCAGACCAAAAGTCATCATCAGCGTCAATAAACGCCGCCTCGTCAAAAATAAGTATTGTTGGTGTATACCCACGAAGTGCATCTTTTGAGGTTGCAACGGCTTTAACTTCACAACCATTTGATAATTTAAAATGTCTTTGAGAATTTTTTTCGTTAGAATAAGATATCCCAAACCATGTTGGCCATTGGTCAATAAAACTTCTAACCTTATTAGCAAATTCTTGTGATGTATCTAATTTGTTTGCAATTATTAGCACCTTTTCAGGTTTTCTTTTAGATGCAGTAACTACTTTTTTTGATGCCCAAGCCGCGGTAACTGTAGAAACACCCGCCTGTCTATACTTTAAGGCGATATTTTCCTCATAAGTATCATAATCATTAATTAATGTTTTTTGGTCTGAAAATAATTCTAAAGGTACGTACTGTGATTGCGTATTATCGTAGGTTTGTAGATAAGTTTTTAATGCGTAAGGTGTATCTTTTACACACCTAGCATATTCCAATAAAACTTGCTCTCTTGATAGTCCCATCTATACATAATAAGTTTTTTTTATGATAAAGAAATACCCAACCCGTCTAAAAGACCTGAAAGGTCATCATCATCGTCATCATCGTCATCGTCATACTGTGATATAGCATCTTCATAATCTTGAGACTTTAATTCTTCTATAATCTCATCCACCATTTTAGCTACAATTTTTTTACCATCATCAGAACCAGACATAATCATTTTAGCAACATCGAAAAATTCATCAGTAGTTAATGAAGAAAATCGTGAAAATAAATAATTTTGTATTTCTCTTAAATCGTCATCGTATAATTTCTCAGGATACGAGGCCATAAATTTTTCCCAAATAACCGGTCCTAATCGTAAATCCCATATTTCGTAAGGTAATGTATCTTGAGACGCCATAACCATATCCGCAGCTTTAGGGTCGTCAGGTAATCCTTGAGTACCTAAGACTTCGTAAACACCTTTTAGAAGTTCATGTATCAATATAGGGAAAAATAATCCTTTAGCCTTTATAGTTGGTGGGTCAGTAGTATCATCAACTTCTTCCTTACCTTCCATTCCTTGACCACTTTCAGCGGCTTTCATAACCATTTCATCTGGCATAATCCAGTATAATAAATCATTAACGGACATTAATACACCATATAAATTTAATAGTTTTGGGTCAAGTTTTTCTAACTCGTCTTTAACTAAATGATACATGTAATGACCTTTTTTAGATGCTCCTTGAATTAAAGTATTAATAAAACGTCTTTTAGCCTTTTCTAAGTCAAACTTTTCAAAAGCGGCCATAAAATTCTCTAAATCATCCTCAGCTTCATTTTCTTCAACACCAAATTGGTCTAAAACATCTTCGTCTTCAGGTTCTTCAGAATCCTTCCTCATTTTTGACATATCAATCTGACCTGGCATAGACGTTAATTCAACATCATATTGAAATGCGTCATCAGGTAATGATAATTCTTTTTTAACGACATCAACAGCCAATTGTTCCAAATAACCTTCATTATTTGACTCAATCTGTTTTACTTGTTTAACGGCTTGCATCAACATACCCTGTAAATTCATTAACTGATTCTGAGTTACTTCATTTACACCTGTATATCTCTTAACTTTTTCAACTACATCACGAAATCTTTTTGACGCGACTAACTGTTCAAATGAATTATCGAATTCATCATTGTCTTTTCTAGGTAAACCTGGATTATCAGACATAGGTGTCTCACCCTTTTCTAATTTTGATTGAATTCCTTGGTCCATTCTTTCAGGACCATCATATTCGATTTGTTCTTTAATTTTTTTCTTCATCTTTGAATGATATATTTAGATTGTCAAATTTAAGAAAATCTGGTAAGTCTTTATCCTCCACCTTAGCTTTAGGTGCTGGTTTATGTTTCGGTTGGTAAGGATTTTTTCTCTTTGGTTTTGTACGAGTAGGTGTCTTCACAGGAGCTTCTTTAGTCCCAGGTCCTTGTTCAATAATATCCATTAAATCTTTTTTAGTCATAGAAGGTTTATTTACATCTTTTATCAAAGATACAATACTTTCTTCAATTTTTCTAATATTTTCTTTACGTTCCTTAATTTGTTTACCAACAGAACTAACACA